GTTTATGATATTAAAGATTATTGCCTTGTTGCTCCTGATGCTGGCTCTCAAGACAAAGTAAATTGTTTTGCAAACATCCTAAAAGTTCCTGTTTTCCAACTTGAAAAGAAGCGGGATCAATCAGAAAAGGGCAAAATTATCTCTTTTTCTCCAGTAAATTCTTTTCCAGGAACAAAAGCAGCCATTATTTTGGATGATATTTGTGATGGAGGAGGGACTTTCATTAAAGCCGCTTCCTGTATTCCTCGCCCAACCAAACTATTCTTAGGAATTACTCACGGTATTTTTTCAAAAGGTTTAATGCCTTTGTGGTCTGCGGGTTTTGAAGGAATCATTACTACAGATTCTTTCTCTCAACACAAACACAATTACAACGATCTTATTGTTTTAGGAGTTGATACATGTCTTTAAACCCTCTTCTACTAACAGATGTTTATAAAATGGGGCATATGGAGCAATACAAACCCGGAACTTCCCTTGTTTACTCCACTTTAGTAGCTCGAAAAGACACTCAATACAAAAAAATGCTCTTTTTTGGGCTTCAAGGGATGGTAAAACAATATTTTACTAAACCAATCACCCTAAAAAACGCTGAAGAATTCCTGGATATTCGAAAATCTATTTTGGGAGGCCAAACTCCTGACTCAGTTTCTTCCAAAATTCTTTCTTTAGCCAAATTGGGGCACATTCCCCTCCAAATTAAAGCGGTTTCGGAGGGATCTTACGTAAACAACAAGAATGTAATCCTTACAGTCAGGAATACTCTTCCAGAATTTTATTGGGTAACGGGATTTTTCGAATCTCTTTTACTAAAAATCTGGTATCCTATTACTGTAGCAACAAATTCTTTTGAACTTCGAGTTCTAATGGAAAAATATGCGAATCAAACTTGCGATTCAAATGAGCATGTAAAGTTTCAAGTCCATGATTTTGGTTATCGTTCGTGCGCTTCGGAAGAGGAAGCCGCTATTGGTGGGGCTGCTCATCTTCTTTCGTTTTTGGGCACAGATACAGTAAGTGCGGTTCAATATTTAAAGGAAAACTATTATGCTAAAGATCCTATCGGCCTCTCTGTTCCTGCTTCTGAGCATTCTGTTATGTGTTCATTTGGTGAGGCCAATGAATTCGAAGCTTTTAATCACATGCTTGATACTTATCCCAACGGTATCGTATCTATTGTTAGTGATACATATAGCTTATGGAATGTCCTAGAAAATATTGTTCCAAAACTAAAGGAAAAAATCCTAAAGCGCAATGGAAAGGTGGTTTTTCGCCCAGATTCAGGAAACCAAAAAGCGATTCTTTGCGGAAATGTTGATTCTCCCAAAAACAGCATTGAATATCAGGGAGTAATCCAAAACCTTATGTCTCAATTCGGCTACTCCACAAACTCAAAGGGCTATGATGTTCTAAACCCCAAAGTTGGAGTAATTTATGGGGATGGATTTTTCCGCAAACGCTTAGTTGAGGTTTACGATATAATGGCTAACCTAAAATTAGCCTCTTCCAATCTAAATGTGGGAATTGGGGGAATTTTGCTCCACAACCATTCTAGAGATGATGGCGGTTTTTCTCTAAAAGCCACTTATGTAGAACAAGATGGAAATGGAGTAAACATTTATAAAGACCCAATTACAGATCCAGGAAAAAAATCGCCCAAAGGTCTTTGTTCTCTTCATCACATTGAGGGAGGACATGGGGAGGTTTGGAAAACAGAGGAAGAAGTTAATTGGGAGCGGGAAAAAATGGGCATGCTAAAAACCTCTTATTTTTGCGGCAACTCTTCCCACACTTCATACATTACTACTCTAGAAGATATTAGAGAGAAAGTAGAGAAACAGGTTTTAAGAGAAGTTACCCTCTCTTAGAAAGGTTTGGTTCTGTAGTTTAACGGTAAAACACCACTCTTATAAGGTGGCTAGCTCCAGATTAGAGCAAGATCTTGGTTCGAATCCAGGCAGAACTACCAAATTTTATGGAAAACAAAGAAACACAATTATGTAGAAACTGCGTTTTTTACGAAAATGTAAATCCTGAAGATGTTTGTTTAAATGAAAAATTTCAAAAAACAGATTTAGTTACAGGAAAAATAATTCATCCTACATGTAGATCTATTAGATATGCAAAAAGCGCAGTAAGTTCTATTCATCCACAATGTATAGGATATAAAGATATAAGGAAAGAGCATTAATTTTTTTTCGCTGGATTGGTCTAGGGGTTGGGCCTTTGTTTTACACGCAAATGAGGCAAGTTCGAGTCTTGCATCCAGTACCATTTTTTTAAAAAAATTTATGAAATTTGTTGGAAGTAAAAATAAATATACAAAAGAAATTCTACCAATAATTTTAGAAAAAAGATTAAAAGAAAATTATTATGTAGAACCTTTTGTTGGTGGTTTTAATACTATTGATAAAGTTTCTGGATTGAGAATCGCAAATGATATAAATCCTTATTTAACAGCTTTGTTTAGAGCTATTCAAAAAAACTGGATACCACCTGATACAATAACTGAAGAAGAATACAAAGACATACAAAAAAATAAAGAAAATTTTCCTGAAGAATTAGTAGGTTTTGTTGGATTTGGTTGTTCATATTCTGGAAAATTTTTTGGGGGATATGCTAGAGGATCACAAAATAATGGTTGTCCAAGAAATTATTGTCTAGAAGGTAAAAAAAAATATTTTAAAACAAGCACCTCTTATAAAAGATATAGAAATTCATACTGGAAATTACTATGATTTGTTTATTCCAGACAATTCTATAGTATACTGTGATCCTCCTTATGAAAACACAACTAAATATACTTTTGGAAATATTGATTATTCTTTTTTTTGGGATTGGGTTAGAGAAATAAGTAAGAAAAATGTTGTTTATGTTTCAGAATATAAAGCTCCAAAAGATTTCAAATCAGTTTGGAAAAAAACAGTAAACAACTCACTAGATAAAAACACTGGATCAAAAAAAGGCGAAGAAAATCTTTTTACTTTAAATTTATAAAAAATCCTCCTAAATGCAACTAAAGGGAATCCAATCCAAATGGAAAGGGTTCCCTCTTTTTTTAGTTGCTTTTTTGTCCTAAACCCAATATAACATATTTTGATATAATGTAGTTAGTAGAAATACTAGAAAGAGGGTATTACAATAGCTTCGTACTACATTAATATCGTTGATTCTGGTGATGGGAATTTTACACCAACAGCCCGAAGAGGGGGAACAGCAAGTTCTGGAGGTACAGCATTAACAATCCCAGTATCAGAAAATACAGATGGTTCTTATGGCAGCAATCAAACTATGTTGCTTGGAAAAGCGGTTATGGCAGCTTTAGCGGCTTGTCAAAACGATAGATCAGTAAACGGGGATTAATTTCCCATAGATAGAAAAATAAGCCCAAGAGGAGAAATCCTTTTGGGCTATTTTTTTGTACAATAGAAGTAGGAAAAATAATGGCTATTAATTATTCTGGCGGACCAATTATAAACACAACTTTTACCGCTACTACTAGACTTTCAATTGTTGATAATTTGAAGAACCAACTTGTTAATGCGAATTGGACAGCCACAGGAAGTTCTGGGGATTGGGTAGTTACTTCAGCTACAACCCCCCAATCTCTTCAGGCTTGTGTAAGGCTTTATGATCCAGGTTCGGGAAATTGTGCTCGTATTTATGTAAGAAATGCGGGAGGTTCTTTGGTTGCCTCAACTGCAATTATTTATTTGTATCCTTCTGGAAATGATTATAGGATTATTGCTAATCCATATCAATTCTTTATTATGGAGGATAATGCACCAACCGCAACCAATAGAAGAGATTTTGCGGCTGTAGGTACTCCTTGGGTTCCTTCTTTTGCTTCAATTACAGAATGTATTTGGAGTTCTTCTAGATGCTGGAATGATTCAACAAACGCGAATTTTTCTGGATTTAGACAAAGATTAACTAATGCTGCTGCTGGACTTTCTAATACTGGAAACTATGTAACTATTTTGAATGGATCGATGCAAGAAGCGGCTGGAGTAGCTTTGTCTAATGATCCTGGCGTAGTTTCAATTAGAAATGGACAATCTTCTGATATTTCGGCTGATTCTATAAACGCTAATCCTAGATCAGGAACAACTTGGTTTGGGGGAACAATTTTGATGGATACTCCATACATTTGTTTCTCTCAAGGAGACGCAACAACAGATGCGGGTACAATTAATGGAGTTATTTGGGATGCTGTTGTTGTAGAAGATTCTTATAATTATGGTGACACATTCACTTTCGATTCTAAAGATTGGTTTGCTATTACTCACAACAACACATCTTCCTCATCTGGTAGCAATTTGGGTGGAACTTTATTTGTAAGGATTACTTAATTAATGCCCTTAGAAATTGTCAGATATTTGTTTGATGATCAAACTACAGAAACTTTAACTCCAATTCCTATAACAGACACAGCTACTATAGGTAGTGATGATTTGGTTGGAAATGATTTTGAAATTGGTGTTATTGTTGACTTAGTAGCTTGGTGTTTTGACACACAATGCGATTGTCCTGATTTTCCTGATAATGGAGGGGTGGCGCAACCACCTTTTCCACCAGTTTATCCAGTTCTCTTTTCTTCAGACCTTGTTTATGGAAGAGAACATTTTTCGGCTGACATGAAGATGATTAGAGGGGATACCTACTCTAGACAATTCATTGTTTTCCAGGATGGGCAATACTTCGATCTTTCGGAATGTTCTGTAAGAATGACTTTCAAATGGGCTTTTGAAGATGCGGATGCTGATGCTTTTCTTGTTTTGACTGAAGGAGATGGGATTACGGTTACTTCCGCAACTAATGGAACTTTTACGTTTACTATTCAACCTGAAGATACGGAAAGTCTTCCCCCTCGTTTAGTAGAACTTTTGTTTGATGCTCAAGTTACAGACAATTTGGGAAATGTTTATACAGTAGCTTATGGAAAACTAATTATATTACCTGATGTTTCAATTACTACACCTTAAAAAATGACTAGAAGAAATTTAAATATGTATAGGGGAGACACACTCCCATTTAGAGTAACAATTACTAATGCTGGTTCGGCTGTAAACTTGCAAGGGGCGGCTTTTAGGATGACTGCTAAATATGATATTGGGGATACAGATAATGATGCTGTTTTCTCTATCACTTCTCCCTCATACATAGTTATTACGGATTCTTTAAATGGAATTATTTCTGTAAATATTCCCCCTTCTGCTACTTCATCTCTCCCTCCTTGTGAATGTAATCTTTATTATGATATTCAAATGGAAGATGGGACACAAGCAATATATACCGTATGTAGTGGAATATTAACGGTTTATCCAGATGTATCTATTACAAGTTCTTAAAATACAATAATTTGGTAAAATGATAGTGAGGTTTAAATAATATTTAATGGCTATTTTTACAGGTAATCAATTGTGGCAAGGGGAAGTTGCGGTAACTTCCGCAACAATTGGGCAAATTAACGCCCAGACAGGCACAGACGTTTCTTTAACGGTTCCTGCTTATTTTAATACTTCTCATGTGCCTTATGTTACTGTTGCTTCTTTGGATTCTGGTCTAACAATTGGCCCAGCTTGGTTTTCTGCGGCTGGTGTTGTAAAAGTTAGAGTAGCTAATTTCTCTTCTGGAAATATTACTCCAGCATCAACTTTAACATTTAAGGTAGTAATTCTATAATATGTCAAATGCGGCAAATGTGAATGCTAGTTTTGTTAAAAGACTAATTAGCGCCAATTCGACTAATTCAACATTGGTAAGTGCATATCCCTGTTATTTAACAGGGTTATGTCTTATCGATATTAACGCTTCTCCCGCATGGCTAAAACTTTATAATAAGGCTACTGCTCCTACAGTGGGTACAGACACTCCGGTTATGACAATCGAAATTCCTGGAAATGGTGTTATTGAAAATATTACTTTTCCTGATGGCGGAATTTATTTTGATACTGGTTTAGGCTTTGGAATTACTACAGCATTAGCAGATAACTCTACTTCGGCTGTAGCTGCAAATGAAGTTGTTATAAATTTATTTTATAAAAAAGGATAATTAATGTCTGCTTTTCAAGTTCAGGGAAATTATATATATCGATTAATTTCGGCAAACTCGGATAATCCAACAGTTGTATTTCAAGGGGCTTCTAATTTAGTAGCAATACTTTGGTATTCAGTAGGAGCGGGTGGAAAATTTATTAAGATTTACGATCAAGATACTACACCCTCTATTTTAGATACTCCTATATTCACTTATAGAATAGCTGGAGCAACAACATCGTCTTCTGTTCCTGGAATTCCTGTTGATGGTATTTTCTTAGAAGATGGTTTGTCTTTTAGAATAACTGGTGCTGTTGAGGATAACGATAATACCGCCGTAACCGCTGGAGATGTTTGGGTTTGGTTGGTTTATAAAGTAATTTAAATGGCTAATATAACTTTTAATAATAGAGGAAATAAAATAGTTAGGATTCAGTTAACAGCGTCAACTAATCCTACTGTTGTTTGTTCTGGAAAAGTTTTAATAAAACATTATCTTATGTATGGTCCATCGGCTAATTCAACTTTTGTTAAAACATACGATCAAGATACTTTACCAACAAATACGGACACACCTATATGTACAACTCGTTTTTTTACAAATAATAATGCTGCTTATCCTCAAGTATCTGCCCCACTGATAAGATACTTGAATTTATTTTGTGAAAATGGTATTTCAATAAGAACAACCGCAAATGTGGAAGACAATGATAATACAGCTATTACAATTACTAGCGGTGTTAGATGGTTATGGATTATTTATGAAGAGGTTTAATTATGGCTGGATTTACTAATTACGCTGAAGGAAAAATTTTAGATTTAATTTTTGGAAACACTTCTTATTCTGTTCCCGCAACATTATATTGTGCTTTGTTTACGGTAACTCCAGCAGATGATGGAACCGGAGGAACAGAAGTTACAGGAGGATCATATGCAAGAGTTTCAGTTACCAATAACACCACAAATTTCCCTAACGCCACTTTGGGAAACCCATCCGTTAAACAAAACGGTACAGCCATTACCTTCCCTACAGCCACAGCGGATTGGGGTACAGTGGTTGGAATGGGCTTTTATGACGCCTCAACCTCAGGGAACCTCATTGCTTGGTCACCTTTAACAGGAACTTCTTATGCATATACCGCTTTGGCTTCATCGAATGTTTTCACTGCTCCAGGCTCATCTTTTTCAAATACTAATACTGTTCGTTTGTTGTTTGATTTGGGCGGAACTACACCGTCTGGTGTTTCTATTGGAACAACTTATTATATTGTTTCTGCTTCAGGCAACACCTTCAAACTCTCAACCACATTAGGAGGCTCAGAAATTGATATCACTACTGATGGATCAGGTAGAATTGCTCTCCTAACTTCAAAAACAATTCAAAATGGTGATACAGCTTCTTTTGCAACAAATGCATTCACATTTAATTTGGATTAAGGATAATTAATGGCTGGTGATATTCTAATCAAGTATGGTACTAATGGACAAACCATTACTTGCGGATTTGAGGGCTTGGCAAACAACTCTGCAAGACAAAGTACCGCTATTGACAACTCTTCTAATACGTTTGTTGACGCTTTAGTTTTCATTAAAATAAAAACAGGAGCTTCGGGTACAGCCTCAACAGGATATGCAAACGTTTATGCTTATGGAACTTCTGACGGCGGAACAACTTACACAGATGGGGCTTCAGGAACAGATGGGGCTATTACTTTAACTTCTCCTCCAAATATGAGAATTATAGGAATAATTAATATTGTTGCCAACTCAACAACCTACTATGGAGGCCCTTTTTCAGTTGCAGCCGCATTTAATGGGGTTTTGCCGCAAAAATGGGGAATTGTTATTGAAAATAAATGTGGTGGGACTTTAGACGCAACAGCCGGAAACCATTTTGCTAAGTATCAAGGTGTTGAAGCTCAGTATACATAAGGAGTTTTAATGCCAGCTTTCATAAAACCATGGACTTGGAAATCTAAACCACCTCCAGGTTCACAAATTAATAGAGGACACCCATTAGGCCAAGGGCTGATGGGTTGTTTCCTTTTAAACGAACAAGGCCCTCTACTCGCCAGAAACCTTCACTCAGGAAAAACCTATGGTCCAAACGGTTCCTTTACTTGGGAATCAAAAATTCAATTAGGTTATGCTCAAGTAGCAAATGCCAATACAGAAGGTATCTCAGATTCTCTAGAATCTTTCCTTCAATTTCCTCAAAGAGTTACTGTTATGTGGAGAGGTTCTTTTAATGGAACTCCAAACACCAACTCTTCTATCGCTGGAGCAACACACAATAACACAGATTCAAACCCCTATCTTTCTTACATGATATGGTGCGATGGATCTAATAGAATTGCTTTTGGTTTAAATAATGGCCCTTTCCAACAAAATGGGGGAAGGGCTATCACCACATTTACTGATGGTTTAGTCCACAATTTTGTTTTATCTATAAATACTTCTTCTACTGGAGCGGTAAATAATCAATCTCTTTATTCGGATAATGCTTATTTAGAAGCTGGAGGGGCAGTCTCGGGATCTATTTCATATAATTCTGATTGCCGTTTATTAATAGGAGAAGCTTCTGTTGCTGGAAGAACTGCAAATACAAACTCAGAATGTGTTTATATCTGGGATCGTCAACTAAGATCTTCAGATGTTTCTTGGCTTTGGTATGAACCCTATTGCATGATTCAGCCTCCAGGCCCAAGAGTCTCTTACTTCAAATTTACTTCTGGTACTGCTCAAGCTCTTTCAGCTACAGCCCAATCCGCTTCAGAAATAGTTATTACTGCAAGCAACTCAAAACCCCTTTCTTCTATTGCAGAATCTCAAGGCACAATAGAAACAGGAATGATAGCCTCTTATGCCCTTTCATCAATTGTTGATAGCGGCTCAGAGGTTGTAACCCTTTTATCTCATGAATACAATCTTCCTTCAGCTATTTCTGAATCAGCCTCAGAAATTACTCCTCTTTTAGGAAAACTTCACGCTTTAGTAGTTGTTTCTGAAAGTGCTTCTCAAATAAAAGCTTTAGTAGGAAAACAAGTCGCTCTTTCAGTCAAATCACAATCAGCCTCAGAAGCTCAACCTTCTCTTTCGCGTGTTTTTACAGGAGGTTTGGCGGATTTTGATATAGCTCTCCAGATGAATCCTCCAACAGCGGCTTTAGACACTGGTAATAGACCAGTAGCATTTCTATTGACAGACAACGATAATGAATCAACATTAAATCCAAATCAACCAAACTCAGCCCCAGATGACAGTAATTTCTTTGTGTAAAATGACAGTAATCTTAAATAAAAAAGTTTATGAAAAATTAAAGAAACATTTCAAGAAAATGTATCCAGTTGAGAATTGCGCCATTCTTTTGGGACTCAAAATAAAGGATCGTTACTACATAAAAGAAGCTTATATTCCTCCAGTTCAAGAGGATTGTTCTGCCGTTCATGTTCAAATCAAAAATGAATATTATCAAGATGCGAAAGAAATGGCTAAACCTCTAAAACTAAAAGTATTGGGAGACATTCATTCTCATTGCTTTGATGAATTAGTAGAAGATGGCTCGCCTTCAGAAGGGGATTGGAGAGGGGTTTGGTATATGAAAGAAGTTTGTAATGTTCGTAATCCTATCTTTGGTATACTAAAAATAGATAAAACAAAAAAGAAAAGGTTTCGTTCTAAAATAACTTTTTGGAATTCAACTCCTCCAATAGATACACACTTATTTTAATATGCCAGTAAGATTTTTTAATTATAATCAACTCTCAAACGATCAAATCTATCAAATAAAAAAAGCTAGATGGTTAGCTAGAACAGACCTCCAATTCCTTTGCAATAACGTTTTAGATTATCCGCACGTTTCAAGACCTTTTCATGCAGGACTTTTAGACTCTCTCCAAAAATTCCCCTACCCAAAAAACAACGAGGAATTCGTTAAAAACGATGACATCTCTACAGGCTATGTCCGTTATGTCCCTCTAAAAAACATAACCTCTTTAGAAGGTTCAAGAAGAACTCTTATCTTAGACTATCGTTCTTCTATGAAAACTACCATTAATGCTGTAGCTCACACAATTCAATGGATTCTAAACTACCCAAATATAGCCATCCTTATTTGCCAATCTTCTTCAGAAAAAGCGGAAGAAATCGTAAAAGAAATTAAGCGCCACTTCCAATATAATGAAAAATTTCGCCAACTTTTTCCTGAACATTGTCCTTGGAAAAAAGTAGATGATTGGGGCACAATCGGAAAATTCACAACAGAATACCGAGACTTCAATTTCAAAGATATGCAAGCCATGCATGATAACGTTCCCCACAAAGAGGAAACAGTTATCTCAGCCGGAATTGACAAAGGGCTTGCGGGAAAACACTTAGACATCCTTAAATTCTCAGACATTGTAGATCCTTCTAACGCAAAAACAGAAAATGGTTGCCGTGAAGTAATCAAATCTTACTTCCTTATGGAATCTCTTCTTACCGATCTCCGTTACTGGATTGATATGGAGGGTACCCGTTATTCCTACAACGATCTATACGGATTCATTGCGGACAGAGAAATCCACTTAAAACCAGAAGAAAGAACTTGGAAAATTTATGCCCGCTCTTGTTACAAAAAGAAAACAAAAGACGGACAACCCCAAAAATTTACTATCGAAGAATTAGATCTTCCCGATTTAACAGACAAATCTTTAATAACTCCAAGAAATCCAATGGGTTATGTAGGATGGTGGCCTGAAAAATTCCCTCCAGAAAACTTTGAAGATAAGCGTAAAATGGAAGAATTTACCTTCTCATCCCAATATCTTCTAAAACCTTTGGCAGCAGAACCAGGAATGATCCCCTTTGAAATCAATGACAAATTACCAGTTTCGCAGGATGCAACCAAATTTAAGCAAAAAGTTCCTGTAGCCTACTACGATATAGCTGTAGATACAGCGGAAACAGATGGAAAACGCTCCAACTATTCAGCTATAGTAGTGGGGGCTTTTACCGCTGGAGGATCTTGTGTAATAGTAGATATCATTCACGGCAAATTCCTTCCAGACAAACTAATAGACGAAATAATAAATGCCTATCTAAAATATAATCCGCGTTCAGTAAAAATAGAGAAAACCTCGTTTGTTCGTGGATTAATGCCCGGTCTTAGAAAAGAATCTGAAAAATACGGAATCTACATCCCTGTAGAGGAAGTAGCTGTTTCTAACCGTTTAGCTAAAACCGAAAAAATCATTAAAACGCTTCAGCCACTTTACATTAATGGTCATTTAAGATTTCTTTCAAATTTAACAAAGAAAAACGAACTTCTGGAGGAATTCAGAAAATTTCCAGCTTGGGAAAGAAATGATATTTTAGACGCCCTTTCAACCCTCTTTGATAACAAAGATTATTTTGGGCGCGAAAATCCTAAAAAAGAATTCCAGAATAGAGGACACCTTCTACAACAGGAATATTTGAAAAGACTTCCTAAGATGACTGAAGCTTACTTGGGAATAGGAGATTACGATTTTCCCACTTCAAACCCAAATAATTATGATAGAACTGGTCTATAATAGTAATAGGAAACAATTTAGTAAAAAATGCCTCAAGAGAGACAACCCGATAATGTACAACATCTGGATTTAGATTCGGAAGAATTTAAGTTTGGAAAAGAAGAAATTGAAGATGCTTATGCTTTAAATCTTGTACAACAACTCTTTCCACAATCGGAAAACTATCGTTCTACCGCTTCCCACGATCAAAGATGGAACACAAACGATAAGTTATTCTGCGGCTGGAAAGATATGAAGGTTTGGGAAGGTACAAATATTCCCAGAGCCTCTTTAGGCATTCCTATTGTCTTTGATCAAATTGAAGCGGCAATTCCCGCTATCTATAATGCTATCTTTGGTATTGGTCCAGAATGGTTTTCGGTTGATGCTGAACCTGGAACAGATCCACAAGAAGCCCGAGCTTTGCAAGCCACAATGTCCTACATTCTAGAGCATTGCAGAGACAACTATTCATCTTCAGTTAAACCTGAAATTAATCTAGCCATCATAGATATGTGTTTGCGCGGAAATGGAGGGGTTGAATTAGGTTTTGATCCTCTTCAAAGACGCCCCTACATTAGATGGGTAGATATTCGAGATTTCTATATTGATCCAGGTTGCAATACTCCCGATGTGGAAGATTGCAGATGGATTTTCCGTAGAAAACTAATGACTGTAGAAGATTTGGAATCTTTGCGTGGTTCAGAAGGAATGAAACTTCCTCCAAAAGAAGTTCTTCAATCCTTAGCTAAAGAAGGGCCTCCACACGTTATAGCCGATCAAACTAAAAGATTACAGGAAGCTTTTAGAGGAATTCAATATCAACCAAATTCTTCAGACTATACCCCTGTCCCTATGGATAGAAAAATAGAAGTCCTTATCTATTATTCGAAAAATCGTATTATCTGGACACTAAACAGAAAGGTTTGTATATACAATGAGGCAAACCCTTATAATTTTTATCCATTCGCATTTGCTCCTTATTACATTTTTATTTCTAGATTCTATGGACTCTCTATTGCAGATGTACAAGAAGGCAACCAAAGCTACATTGAAGCCCTAATTAACGGACGTTTAGACGAACTATCATTAGCAATCAGACCTCCACGTATTGTTAAAAGAGGGGTATTAATGACTCCTTCTCAACAAAAATGGCATCCAGGAATGGTTTTCCAGGCTGAAGATCCAAAGCATATGGAGCTTTTCCAGCCCCAAAATGCTTTAGCAAACATTTATGCAGAAGTAGAATATTTTGAAAGAGCTTCAGAAAAAAGAACTGGAATTAACTCAACCGCCCAAGGTGTGCCAAGAGGGGGAAACGTCAACAGAACGGCTACAGGAGTTCAATCTCAACTCCAAGGAGCCAATAATAAGCTTCAATCAATTGTATCAAATATTGAAGATTATCTCTTGCTCCCAATGCTCTATAAACTGTACAAACTAATACAGTTCCATATGCAACCAGAGGAGCAACTTCCAGCCCAAACAGTTTTTGGCAACTTTGGAAACGTTCCAGCCTCCGTTTATTCTAAACCAATCAAATTTAGAATGAATGCCTCTTCTCGAATGGTTTCAAAGCAAGAGCTTCAACAGGTATTTCCATTTATGGCTCAATACCTATTAAATGGGCAATTCTTAGGAATGTTAGAGCAAACTGGAAAAACAATTAATTTCCCAGAATTCTTTGAAATGTTCCAGGATGCTACAGGAGTATCTAAACACTATAACTTAGTTCGTGATATTACTCCCGAAGAACAACAACAGAGACAACAACAACAGCAACAAAATCCAGAAGTGCAGAAAATGCAGATGGAAAACGAAACAAAACGTTATGCTGTTGACAAGAAATTCGAAACCGATAAAGAGAAAAACCAGATTGATTCCCAAAAGGGTGGTCCAAATCCTATGGAAATGCAAATTGAAATGCTAAAAGCAGAACTAGAAATGCAAAAGATGAAGACTGAAGTAGCCATTATGGAGAAAAAATTCGCTCTCCAGCAACAACATGATATGCAAATGGCTAGAATCAAGCAAAATGCGGCTGAAATGGATTCTCAAACAAAACTAAGACAAGCCAACATCGAAGGTCAAATTAAATCTCAGCAATTAGCGGAACAAATGAAAGCCTCAATGATTGAAAGTCAGATCAAACTTCGCTCATCCGAACAACAAGCCCAACTTCAGGCTATGCAGGGAATGCAATCTATGAGACAAGGTGAAGAAATGCACCAGCAATCTCTAAGACAAGGCGAAGAATCAGGTAAACAAAAACTAAAAATGACTGGTGATGCTGGAAAACAGAAACTTTCATTGCAAAAAGAAGAATCAAAAATTAAAACTAAAGCAATGAAAGAGAAATCTAATTCCAAACCAAAATCAAAGTAATTTATGCTTTATAATCTTCAAGAATTAGAACAAATAACAATCACAAAAGATGATCAAGGGTACAAGAATATTCTCAAGGCCCTTGATCAAGAGCTTTCTTATACAGAAGAGGAAATGCAAACGCTCTCCGATGAAATAAACGAGAAAAAAGCCCTTCCCTATTGGAAAGCCCTCAAAAAAATAATTTTTATTTTAAATAATTACCCCGAAACAATAGCAATCGAGCTTGAAAACTACAGAAAAACCCTATTAAAAGAGGGTATGGAAGACTTTTTGTTGCGTATCCCCTCTGAAGCGCAAATAAAAAATCTTCAAGCAATATATGACTCAATGAAAAAGAAAAAACAAGAGGAAGTAGTATAATAAAAATATATGGATCTAAACGAGACTATTCAACAAGAATTAATGGGTTCTGAAGGAAAAACTGCAAACCCAATTAAGATCACAATCAACGGAAACAATATGGAATTTGAATCTGTTGAACATCTAAACGAAAATCTTACTCAAGCCCTATCGCAAGTAGGTTCTGAATACAAACAAATGAAAGAACGTCTTGCGGAATTGGAAGCTAGAGGACAAGTTGTAGAAGATGATGCCCCCGTACAAGACACAGGAAAATTCTCTCAAGAAAAATTCCTTAATCTTCTAAAAGAAAATCCAGTTGACGCCTTTGATTACGTTGATTCTTTCCGCTATGGTGTAGAAAAACCAGCCGAATTCATCAAACAAAACCTAAAAAATTCAGAAGAAGCCCGTCAAGAATTGGAAGTAAATAGATGGCTACAAAGACATCCTGAATTCCCTGGAGGAGAATATGCTCCTATTCTAGACAAAGTTAGAATGCAAATGAATTTGCCTCTAACAGCACAAAACCTAGAACTAGCTTATCAAACCGCTATTCAAAACCAAGTAATTCCCGATTTCAAAACAATTGCCCTTCTAAACTTCCAGAGACAGCAACTATTGCAAGATATCCAAAATAATGGGGGAGTAATTCCTCAAAATATGGTTCAAAATCTTCCCCAAAATCAAAACCAGAATTGGCAAAATGATTTCCAGGGAAAGCCAGTAAGAATGCCCGCACCTCCACCTAGAGTACCTCAAGGCGGAAATCAGGGAACACAATTATCTGACGAACAACTAGAAAACTTATCTATGGAGCAAATTGAGCGCATTTTGCGTAAACACGGTGCTCTATAAAAGGATCTTGGGATAACCTAATAACGAGCTAGGATATGAGGGGATTAAATTCTGATGAGAAAAATTAAAATGGGTTATGAGCCATCAATTAATCCCCCTCCCAAGAAAATCATTAACAACAATAAAAAATAAATAAATTTGATATAATCATTAATAGAGGAAGAAATAAAAATAAATGGCTTATTCTCCAGCGGCAAATTTGACTAGTTCAAGCGGTCTAGCACACTTACAGTCAATTTACTACAAAAAAACTGGTCTTGATAGACTGATGAAAAAATTCGTTTTCCGCAAACCTTGTATGAAAGACTCTGTTCCTAAAGCAAGCGGAAGAACTGTACAATGGTACAGATACAACAACCTTTCAACACAAACAACTCCTTCAGCCGAAGGGCAAGTTGGATCACCACAGACAATTAGCAACAGAGTTTTGCAAGCTACTGTATCTCAATACACAGCTTTCATTAACCTCTCTGACTTCCTAATTGATACTGCAATTGATCCTTCTGTTCAAAATGCGGCTGAATTGCTAGGTTACCAAGCTGGTCTAACTGTTGATACTCTTACAAGAACAATCTTTGATAATGAGGCAACAAATACAGCAATGACAACTTTTGGAACATATTTCAAAGTTGCAGACCTAAGAAACCTAAGACATACATTACAGGCAAATGACGTACAACCTTTCGATGAAGGCGAATTTTATGTATATATGCATCCATTCGTTTCATTCGATCTTGTAAACGATCCAGCAGCCGCAGGACTAGCAGACATCTTTAAATACAACACTGATGTCAAAAATACTCCTCTTGTAAAATACGAGGATAGAGGGCTAGTAACTCACATTGCAGGATGCCGAGTAGAAGAAACAACAAACGTAAAAACTCTAACTGGTCCAAACCGCTACAGAGTTTATGGATTCGGTAAAAACGCTGTAGCTTGTGTAGACCTAGAAGGAAGAGGGCCATCTAATGTAACAGATCCCGCAAAACAATCTTTCAAAATCAACACAATCAAAGGTTCTCCATCAATCGTAGATCCTGAAGGTGTAATTGGAGCCGCTGTATCTTACAACTTCGTATATACAGCAGTTGTTCTAGAAGGCCCATCTGGAATTGGTGGAACTTATCGTTTCAAAACATTTGATGCTCAATCATCAATTGGTTAAAAATTAAGAAAGATTAAGAGGAACATCTTATAAAATATGGCTGACAGAAAACTATTATCAAACGATACGGTTACAGCACCAGCAAAACAAGGAATTGCTTACAATGAGGAAGTATTTAC